GTACGACGTATACGCGGAAGACATCCGAGACGAAGCGCGAATGGAAATAAGAAATCTCATTGATGAATTGGAGTGATCACCATGGATAAAATCGTGATCTGCAAGCAGTGCAATCGACCAGAATACTGGGGAGAGATGCGGTGGTTATCGGGAAAGTGCATCTGCAGAAATTGTTATCGAGCAAACTGGCAGGATGAGAATAAAGCACTGTATGAATGGGATGACCTGGACGGCCCGCGGCCGACAGTTGAAGAATATAACATCCAAGAAAGAGAGGACAAAGACAATGGCACTTATTGACATGGTGAATAGCTACCAGGAACTCCTGGAGAAAAAGGAATCCCTGGCAGAAGAAACCAAAAACAACAATGCAAAGATCGAGGCATTAAAACAGGATATCGCGCAGCAGATGATCGATGACGACTGCCCGCGAATCGCAGCAGGGGATTACATGTTCAGCCTTCAGATCAAGAGTAAGTATTCGAAGAGATCAGAGGAATACCTGGCAGCCAACGGCCTGGACTTCTTCGAGGTCTTGAGAGAACAGGGCTTTGCCGATCTGATCAAAGAGACAGTCAATGCCGGTTCCCTTCAGAGCGCCATGAATGCCCTGGTAGAAGAGAACGGCGAGCTTCCGGTAGAGTTAGCCGAGGTGATCAGTCAGTTTGACCAGACGGACATCTTAAGAAGAAAGCAGACAAGCAGCGCACTGAAGAAAGCAAAGGGAGGAAAATAAAATGGGATACGAACAGATGGAACTTGATGTAACTTTATCCGGAGAAAGAGAACTGAAGGACAATGTCAACCTGGCCGTAGAGTTTGCCTGCCACCAGGTAGCTGAGCAGAGTCAGAAGACAGTAGAGAGCAATCATGAAGGATACGGCATCGCAGCAGAAGGCAAGACAGCCCTGGATTCCGCAATGAAAAAGGTCAGCGGCGATATGAAGCTCTTTCTTCGCATTCTTCCGGCTGGCAGTGGTGAGGCGATCAGCGCGGCAAGCAGTCTGAAGAACTCAGCTATCGAGGTAGCGTTTGAAGCAGTAAAACTGGCAGCCAACGCAGATAGAGTCATGAACGACCTTTACAAGGTGGCTCAGAGCGAAAGCACTCCGATCGAAGAATACCTGGAAGATCAGGATGAAGAATTCGAGGAAGCTGAAGAACAGGATCCAGAGGAAGCTGAGGAAATGCAGGAGGAAAACGAAGATGAATAAAGAGAATGTGACTGTAAGTATTACCTGTGCAAACGGAAACGTGCAGGAAGTGCAGAGCGACGCCGTGTATGGATGCGCGGTTACAGAGGACGAAAAAGGCGGAATAGCCTGCCGGAGCTTCTTCACTGGCCGCTTTAATCCGGTAAAAATGGGAGTCCCGATGGGAAGCAGTGTCGCTCTGGTTACAGAAAAGATGTGCGAAGGAAATGCAGAGCTTGAATATTTTGTTCTTAATCAGGCAATCGGTGTGCTTGCGGCAAGATTGGAAGAACTTACAGGAGGGAATAACAATGGCGGGAATTAATGTAAAGCAGCAGGTGATTCAGGAATTCACAGATAGCTACGGAAACGAAATCCATGAGGGAGATCTTCTTCTTCTCTGCATTAAGAAGACAGAAAAAACAGAGAACATCCTCTGCGTTTTCAAGGGAACCAAAGGACAGTACCTCGTGACCAGCACTGTAGATCACAAATTCTTAAACCAGTACCGTCTGAGCTCTGTGAATGAATGCCAGGTGGTAGAAGGTATCAAATTAAAGAAAGCGGAGGATGAAGAATAATGGCAGCAGAAAAGAAAAACACAGCACTGGCAACTGTTGATACATTTCAGATCGTGACAGGCATGGAAGGCCTGGACGAAGAACTCCTGGCTGAGCTGGAAGATGAAATGGACGACCTGGACGATGTGAAAGGAATCTCTTGTAGACACATCAAGATTCCGTCCGGAGGCGGCAAAGCGTATGAGGTCGAAAGCGACGATCCGGACGATCCCGACATCGAAAAAGAGATCGAGGCAGTGATCATTTTCACGCATAGAATGAACTCTTACTGGGAGGGAGAGTTCGGAGCTACCGCGGAAGATGGTTCTCCGAACCTTCCGAAGTGCAGCAGCATGGACGGAAAGACAGGAGTCGACCTGGATACCGGTGAAGTCAAGAGTTGCGAGAACTGCCCTCTGAACCAGTACGCAGACGACGGATCCGGAAAACAATGTAAGAATATCCGCCGCCTGTACCTTCTCATTTCCGGGAAACCGGGCGTTTATCTCCTCAGCGTTCCGCCAACATCTATCAAGGATGTAAATAAGCAGCTGGCCAAGATCATGGGAATTCAGAAGATCCCGTATAGCAAGATGGTGGTTCGTCTGAAACTGGAGACTGCAGTAAACCGTGGCGGAATCAAATACAGCAAAGTGGTCATCGAAAAAGCCGGCACGCTTCCAAAGGAAGCCTGGCCAACAACATCAGCCATGAGAAAAGAACTGAAGGAAAAATACAGAGACGTAGCGATCACTTCAGACGATTACAACCAAGGAAGCAGCTCCGCACCGGTAGACAAAGAAGGATTCATGGACGTGGATGGAGCAATCACAGAAGACGTACCTTTTAACTAATAAATAACAGGGGGGGGGGCTCAGGCCCCTGACCCCCTCGATTTGTAGGAGGACAACATGAACACGGAAATGGCGGACCTCGACAGCATAGTCGATTACAGAAGTGAATACGGCGTCATTAAGAAAGCAAAGATCACTGGTGATCAATTAATAGGTCTCTGCCCTTTCCATGATGACAGCAACAACAGCTTCTCGGTGAATTTAAAGACCGGCCAGTGGCACTGCTTCGCAGAAGACCGTGGCGGCAACTTCCTGGACTTCTATGCAGAGCTGAATGGATGCGATACCAAGGAAGCCTATGCAAAGATCATGGAAAAGTATGGCGTCGAAACCGGAGAACAGAAGAAACTGGAAGCGCAGAAAAAAAGTTACAGCCTGACGCAGTACGCCTTCGAAAAGAAGCTGCCAGAAGAATGGCTGGCCAGTGAGTGCTTTTTGAGTACGGTAAAAGACAGGCGGACCGGGGCTTCGTATATGAAAATCCCGTACCTGGACGAAAACCGAAAAGAATCTACATACAGAAAAAGATTTGCACATAAGGACTTCAGATGGAAATATGGGTCGTCCGGAAAAATCGGACTCTACGGGGAATGGAAACTTCCGGAAATCCGCGGCGTAGGGTATGCAGCCATGGTGGAAGGAGAGTCAGACTCGCAGTCCATGTGGTACATGGGTATCAGCTGTCTGGGAGTTCCAGGAGCTTCGATGTTCAAACCGCACCAGGCGACTATGCTGCAGGATTTAAAGATTTACCTGCACGTAGAACCAGATCAGGGCGGCGAGACATTTCTCAGGAAGATGCTGACAGGACTAAGAGAGGGCGGATTTATCGGAGAAGTATACCGCTTTTCCTGCAGCAGAATCCAGGGATGCAAGGACCCGTCGGACGTTTATGTGAAGTTCGGAAAAGAGGAAGCGCAGAAGAAAATCCTGAAGCTGATCCAGAACGCAGAGAAGATCGACCTGGACGCTCCGGAAGAAATCCCGGAAGCCATACAGGGAGCCCCGGTGAATTTGAGACAGCCAGAGAGCTGGATATATTCAGATAAAGGAATCAGCCACATCGATGAAAAGCAGTACACGCCAAAGATGGTCTGCAGAACACCGATCATTTTAACGCAGCGTCTCCGGAGCATTGAGACCGGAGAGGAAAAGATAGAAATCGCATTCAAGAGAGATGGTTCCTGGCACAGGGCTATCTTCCCGCGATCAACGATATTCACAGCAAGAGGCATCACTATCCTGGCCGATCTTGGATGTACTGTAACATCGGAGAACGCAAAGCAGGTAGTCCGGTTCCTGGCAGCTCTGGAAGCGGAAAACATTGATATCATTCAGAAGGCAGATGCAACGTCCACATTCGGATGGCAGCCAGGGAAACGGTTCATCCCAGGAAGGGAACAGGGAATCGTTCTGGACATTGATCCAAGCCAAAAGGGAACAGCCATGGCATACTGTCAGGCCGGCGAAATGGAGAAGTGGGTGGAAACCATGAGACCTCACAGAGAAAGGGACAAGTTCAGATTCATCCTGGCGGCCAGCTTCGCAGCTCCGCTCCTTCGGATCCTGAAACAGAGAATCTTCTTCGTATACAACTGGGGAGGCTCTAAAGGTGGAAAGACTGCAGCACTCAAGGCAGCACTGTCTGCCTGGGGAGATCCGGAGCGGCTCATGGTTAACTTCAATGCCACACAGGTCGGACTAGAAAGAACCGCGAGCTTCTTCTGTGATCTTCCGCTTGGAATCGATGAGAGGCAGCTGGCCGGAAAGAACCAGGAAGGTCTGGAAAAGACCATTTACATGATCGCGTCCGGTACCGGAAAAATAAGAGGAAGCAAGGGCGGCGGCCTTCAGGCAACACACCAATGGCGAACAGTCGCCCTGGCCACAGGAGAAGAACCACTGTCCACGGAAACCTCACAGACCGGCGTTAGTACCCGTGTGCTGGAAATATACGGCGGGCCATTTAATGACGAAAAAACAGCCAGTAAGATGCACCAGGACGCAGGGTCGAACTGCGGATGGGCTGGCCCGGAATTCATCGAGCATGTGATCGGTATCTCAGAAAGATCTATCTGCGAGAAATATGAGGAAATGGTGAAATACGTTTCAGGCATTGCAAATGGAAAATCCGGAAGCCACGTGGCAGGAGTCAGCGCGGTAGCTCTGGCAGATGCCATGATAGACACCTGGTTTTTTGCACAAACAGTGGAAAACAATGTGGGTAACTCTTCCGGGAATGAAATGAATGTGGATAACCTGAACATTTTAGATTCTTCATGGGAGCGAGCAAAGAAGATGGCCGCGTCTATTCTTCAGGAGCAGATGAATGCAGACGTCGGAGATGTAAATGAGAATGCAGTCCAGTTTGTTGTGGATTGGGTTCTGCAGAACCGGCTCTACTTCGGAGAGAAAGCCATCGGAACCTGCCTGGGGACATTTTCGGAGTCAGGAAACACTGCCTACATTTTCCCATCGGCTCTGAATCAGGCACTCACGAAAGCAGGATACAGCGCCAGGAAGACGCTAAAATATATGGCCGATAACGGACTGATCACATCCCAGGAACGCTCTGATCACAAAGGAAAGACCTATCAGGTAGTGAAGCGATTCGACAATCGTCTCTGTAAGTTTGTGGAGTTCTTCGTCGGAAAGCTCTCTGAAAAAGAAGAAGCAATCGACATTGATGACGAAGAAGATGAAACAAAGCCAGCAGAGAAAAAGCAGCAGTACAAACAAGAAAGTCTGATCGGAAAAGATGGGTTTGTTCCGGTTGATGAGAACTACGATCTCCCATTCAATTAGCTCCGAAATGTTACCCCTTTTAAAAAGGAGTAACATTGGAGTAACAAAAGGAGTAACAAAAAAAGCCAGTATTTATGCGGCTTTAGAGGGTATGTTACTCCTGTTACTCCTAAAATAGAGATATATAGTGTTTTTATGGAAATTTGTACCATTTGTACACGAAAACGGTACACACTGTACAAATTCTTAAAAAAATCATTGTGTATTTAAAAAAAGGAGTAACAGGAGTAACAATGCCTGGAACCCTAGTAAAATCAAGGGTTTTCGTGTTACTCCTTTTTAAAATCAAAAGGAGTAACAAAAATGAAATGTACATGGCAAGAATTCACCGAAAAGCTCCGAATATACCGTAAAAACAGGGAAAACGTGCCCTTGCAGGAGCTGAAAACAAAATATGCAAAGGGATACAACAAACTCGTTTCAGATTTGTACCAGATGGCCGCGGAAGTTTTAAGAGATGTGATCTGTTCCGGAATGTACACAATGACCTGCGATACTGCAGAAAGAAAAGAACTGGCAGACCGGATAAATCAGATTATTGATTCAGAAGGAAAAGCCGGAGTAGGAAAAGAACTCCGCAAAGCAATATTCCAGGAGTACAATCCGGAAAAGATGCTGGACATAGCGGTCGAGAGGTTACATCTTCCGGCATGGTACCAGGCGTACGCTCCGTATTGGGTGTCGAAATGCAAGAAAGGCCCGGACAATGTGATCCGGTGCGAATTGCTTCCGGAATATCACTGGGACGAAAGCTGTCAGATATGGATAAAAGAAAAGAATGGCACATGGGAGTTCACGGCCATGCTGCCGCCAACAATGGAAATGATCAGAAAAGAACAGGAGGAAATGAAATGCCGCAGGACATATTCACAGTCATAATCGTATCGATCACAGTAGGATTTATCGCTTCAGCGATCACAGACTGTATCAAAGACATACACAGAACCGAAGAAAGAATCCTGATTAGAAAGGAATCCATGATGAAAAGAAAGATTGAAGCAAAAGAAAAAAGAAGAGCTGAGAAGCTGCAGCTTCAGAAAGAATCGAGCCAGGAGGGAAAAGACGATGGTGATAAAGAAAGCTATTGAGATCGCAAAAGACATACATAGTGAGGAAATCGAAGTGGAAGATAAGCTGACAGCAATCCAGGACATCATAGAGCTTGACAGGGTACCGAAGAACGTGAAGAAGGAAGACCTGGTGGAAATGCTGCGCTGGCTGATTGAAGAATATATCTGAAGGAGGATGAAAACATGACAGACAAAGAAAGATTTGAAGAATTGATGCAGAGCGTATCAGATCGCCCAGGATTCGACCGGTTGATGAATTACATCAGAAAGAGTGATTTTTATATAGCTCCGGCAAGTACCCGCTTTCATTTATCCTGCGAGGGTGGCCTGCTGCAGCACAGCCTGAATGTCTATGACGCACTGATCGGAAGACTGCAGATACAGGAGGACGGAGAGTATCACTACATGGTAGCCGGAAAGAGTGTGGCATCCTTCAGCCAGGGAACTCTGGCCGTAGTGGCACTGTTGCATGACATCTGCAAGACAAACTTCTATACAGTCGAATATCGGAATAAAAAGGTGTATAGCGACAAAGGATCCAAGAGAGATGCGGCTGGCCGCTTTGACTGGGAATCAGTGCCGGCATATGCAGTCAATGACAAAAACCCATACGGACATGGCGAGAAATCCGTCATGATGGTGGAAGAGTTCATGAAGCTCTCCATGGAAGAAAGATATGCGATCAGATGGCACATGGGAATGGGCGACTGCAGCTATAACGAGATCCAGGCGTTCAACGCCAGCTGTGAACTGTATCCGCTGGTTCTTCTTCTTCATAACGCGGACCAGGAAGCGAGTCACTTCATGGAGGATCCGGATGGAATAAAACAGATATTTAAGGAAGCAGCGGAGCCGGCAGCAGCTCCGGCCAGCCAGGACGTATTCATGGAATGCTGAGGTGATGCCCATGAACACCGAAAAAGACGATCAGGAACAGATTGAATTTCTGAATGAATGGAAGCAAAAGCAGGAGGATAAGAAACATGCTAGAGAGATACGAGCCAAACTTCGACGAGAGCTCATTTATAAAATCTTTCATGGAGGCAAGAGGCCTCCGGACTAAAAAAGAGGCGATGGCCATTTTAAGAAAAGAGATCAAAAAGGAACCGTACTATCAGGATAAGATCAAGAAAGCCCTGAAGGCAAAATATCCAAAAGCCTACATAGTAAAGATCAGCCAGAGCATGTACAGCCAAGCTGGAATCCCGGATATCATGATGATTTATTGCGGTCACTATTTCGGATTTGAGGTAAAACGTCCGGTGGTTGGCGTACCATCAAAGCTGCAGGAGGAAACGATCCGGAAGATCACTGCTGCCGGCGGTACCGCGCTCTTTGTACGCTGGCCGGAGGAAGCCATCCAGGCAGTGGAAGGATACGCAGAAGAGAATCTGAGAAACGCCGGCGCTCAGATCGTGGCCGGGATTGGCGATGTGATCAGAGGCTCAGCAGAAACCCTGATGGGAAACCAGGTAAGCTATTCAAGAAGGAGATAATGCCATGTTAAGTGAATTCGAAACAAAGCAGATTGGCGACTGGCTGAGCGACATTGAAAATGTCAGAAGTCTTTCTTCAGAAGATCAGATAGAACTTGCGAAAGCGAATAAAGAAATTCAGGACGCGCAAATTCAGGTGGAGAAGGCCGGCCAAACAATAAAGAATATCGTAATGGGCGCGATGACGAAACAGCAGAAAACCACATTCCTTTTTAAGTTATAGGAGGGCAGGATATGAACAGAAACAGAAAAGGCGTCATGCCTGAGATTACCAGAGCGATGTACAAAGATATCAAGAAATACGACCGTCAGCAGTTTACAGGATTCTGCGCTGATCTGTATGGCTATGGATTCGAGGACGGAAAAGCAGCTGTCCCTGGCGTGGATATCAAGGAAGTGTATGCTGCTTTAGATCAGGTAAAAGGAATCGGGCCGAAGGTGATGGAGAGAATCCACGCCGCGCTGGATCCGATCTTTCAGGAGAAAAAGAAATGAAGG